TCATATAATGATATACAACCATAATCACCGTCTGGTGTGCCACTTTCAAATACATTTACTATTTTTTGAATTTTAGTTTTAATTTCCATATCTTTGAGCGATCTCCATTTTAGAGATCGAATATGGATTATTTACACCAGCATAAGACATACTAGATCTTATACCTTGCTCAATTTTATTTAAAAATTCTAATGTAGACAAATTATTACAATCAATATAACACTCTTTGCCTTCTACATATCCGCTATGACCCTTATTCTTTTCAGAAGCTGATCCATAGAATAATTTTTTTGTTTTATAAAAATTAAATTCTGCTGGACTATCCACGCAAGCCGCAAACATACCTCCAACCATTACCATTGATGCTCCTGCATGTAATGCTTTACATACATCTCCAGTTTCTCGAATTTGACCATCTGCAATTACTATGATATCTGGAATCGCATCACATATTTCTTTTACTACTGAATACATGGGAGTGCCTACTCCAGTTGTATTGTATGTGGTGCAGGCTGCACCCATGCTTAAACCCACTTTAACTGCGTCCGCGCCCCACTTTATGGCATCCTTGCAACCCTCAACCGAACCAAAGTTTCCAACAACTAATTTTGGTTTATGCTTCCATTCTAAAGAGTGGAAATATTCACAAATCTTCTTTACTAAAATATGATGTCCATGAGCTACATCAATAGTAACGAAATCAATTTTAAATGCTGATTGCGATAAATGATTTAAAAAATCAGCATCAGTGTTTTTGACTCCCATGCTTATGCTGAGTGGAAATGATCCCTGACTTCTAGCTAACCAAGGAATAATTTGAGTATAATAATCATAAAACCTGTGCAAGATATAAAAATATCCTTGAGTAGCTAAGGTCTCTGCGCTTTTAAAGTCAATACAGCAAGCCATGTTTGCTGGCACTACTGGGCATTTAAATTTAAATCCCAAAAAATCTATTTCAGTATTAATATCACTTCTAGATTCTATTTCTGAATATCGAGGTAGTAAAACTACATCCTTATAAGATAGCATTTGTTTCATAAGATTGAACTAAAATTGAAAGTTTTCCTACGTTATAACCTATAATGCCATATCCCTCGACAACAAATCCATGATCCGTAAAATGAATGGAGGCATTTTTATCAATAAAGAATTCTTTAATTATTAAATCTTCAGTAATGAATACTATCGCGCCCTCTTTGTTTCTTGCGATGGAAACATTACTTAATACTCTATCAATAAGACCGTCAGTATATTTATTTGCGCCTATGATTTTAATTGTGGCTTTCATTTCTTCCAAATTGAAACTTTAATATTTTTAATTACATCTTCCATTTTAATTAAAGATAGTTCGTCTTTTCTATCTCTCCTAGTATATCTATTATATAGAGAATCTTTTGATTTTTGAACTTTAGTATTGGAAACTAATCTTTCGCATAATGATGCAAGATTTTTCCTTGGAACAATGACGAAATCATCTTCTCTTTCAAAGGCTATATAGTCAGCAGCTCCATAAAGCCATCCTTGATTTCCAGCTACATTTTTGAATTCAATCCATATTAAATCATCAGAAAATGCTTCTGAAGTTCTAGAAATTTTCTTTCTGGCTTTGATATCCAAAAGATAGATATTGTTATTTTCATTAGTTAAGATGAAATCAATATGAGATAATTGTTGTTTGTATGTAGCTTTTTGAAGTTTTAAATTTCTTTTTAAAGCCATTTTCTCGAAAAGATCTTCTGCTTTTTCACCAGAAAGTTGATTTTGTCCGCTAAAATCAAATGAATTTCGATACCCCATATATACAGTGTAAATCTTTTGTAGTGAAAGTCAAGAGTTTTTATTGGTTAGATTTATAATTAAATATGGCAACAAGAGATGAATTAGGTTTGGAGGCTAGATATGAAATAGGAAGATCTTTAATTGATCTTGAGCCTTCCGCTATTATTGAATTATATGAATTATATTTTAGCGTTACTGAACAGCCATTTAGATTTCATGCAGGCACAAATAATTTAACTAAAGATATTATTTGGAATGGCAATCCATACTACGCCTCTGCTGTAGAAGTAGAAGGTTTTGAAGCTAATATTATGGGACGTTTACCTAGGCCAAAAGTAACTGTAGCTAATACAGATTATATAATATCTAGCATATTAAGGGATTATTCTGATTTTCGAAATGGTAAATTTGTAAGAATAAAATTATTTTTAAAACATCTAGATGCAATAAATTTTGACCAGTTTGAAAATCCATTTGGTCAACCAGATCCATTGGCTTACATCTCGAAAGAAAAATATTTAATATCTCAAAAAATAGTAGAAAATAAACAAATAGTTCAATTTGAATTAATTACTCCGTTTGACTTGCAAAGTTTGGAAACTGCAACTAGAGCAATTTATGGAAGATATTGTTACTGGCAATACAGGGGAATGGGATGTAATTATCAGGGAGATTTAATTTGTAAAGAAAATGATGACAATTTTAAAGTTTCTCCCAATAGATCAAAAGCTTCTAGCGGTCAATTTATAAAAAATGAAGCAGGTAATTTTAAAAATTTAACCTATTCTAATACAATTAAAGAATTCAAATGGGAATTAGATACGGATTATGAAGCTGGAGACATTGTATTTGTCGAAAATATAGATTTCAATGGTTTCAAAGATCCACCTAGAACTTTTTTTGTTTGTATTCAAGCTCATAAATCTTCTAAATTTATTATTCCCAATAAGTCAATAGATTTTTGGGAAAAGGACGGGTGCTCGAAGACTCTTAATGCTTGTAAAAAGAGATTTAAAAATCCTTCTTATTTAGGTAATGCTTATATTGCATATAATGATTCTGATACCGTTAATGGCGTAATGCCTTTTGGTGGATTTCCTGGAACTGATAAATTTAAATATGAGCAATAAAGATGTAATATTTAATAATTTAAAAGATTTAATATCTTTTTTAGCCAAGGAATCTGAATCGAGCCTCATGGCTGAGTTATGTTCAATGATTGGTTTGGATAAAAATAATAAATTTGTATATACTCAGATGCAAAATAGATCAAAAGATCCAGAAACTTATTTCATGATTGATCCATATGATTATTTGGCATTTATAAATAAATATTCTTGTTTGTGTGTTTTTCATTCGCATTTAGCTGGAGATGAAAAACCATCTGAATTTGATGAAAAAACATCTGAAAATTGTTGCTATCCGTTTTTAATTTATTCCATTAATACAGAAAAGTTTTATATTTATGAACCTGAATACAAGGATTATGATGTAAATATAATACAAAGGTTAAAGGAATTAATATGACGGAAGTTAAAATTCATGGTTATTTATCTAAAATATTTGGCACATCATTTAAATTTCATTTAGGAAAGATGAGTGATGTAGTCAAGGCTATTGATGCCATCAAGCCAAATTTTAGAAAAAAACTTATTGAATTACAGTCAAATGGATATATTTATTCTTTGGAAATTAATGGTAATTCAATTGACATATTGCCTATTATAAATGGCTCTGGAAAGGGTTTAATGACAGTTATTGGTGTGATTTTAATTGTTGTGGCTATTGTATTAATTATTTTTCAACAATATCAATCTGCTTTTTATGTTGGACAAACTGGAATTTCATTAATTATTGGTGCAGCACAAATTCCAAAAAAGATAAATTTTCCGCAAACTTCCACATCTACTGGTGGAGCAACATTTGTTAACCAGTCATCTGGAAAATCTTATGTTTTTTCAAACCCAAGTAATTTAGCATCTCAAGGAGCGCTAGTAAATATAGGTTATGGAAAATTTTTAGCAGGATCTAAAGTTGTGAACGTATCAGTTAAAAACTACTCAACAAATGAAACATTTGCTCAAGAAAATAGTTTTGAACACTCAGAATCTGAGAGCTTAAAATTTATTTAACTAATTTAAAATTAAGTATGACCTCAATACATATAAAAGGAATTCTTGGAAAAAAATTTGGATCTTTATTTAAAATTAATGTTTCAAATGGCATGTCTGCATTAAATGCTATTGATGCAAATCGCTCTGGCTTTATCAATGAACTCTTTAAATTAAATAAAAAAAATATAAATTACTGTATGATTTGCGACTCTGAGCAAATTGACGACTCCAATAAATTAATGCAGAGAAAAAATATAAAAAATATCTATATTATTCCTATGATAATTGGTTCGGGTGTCGCTATAGCAGTTGGATTGGGATTAGCTACTACAGCTGGATTGACAGTTGCAGGTCAAATTGTTGCTTTTTTAGCAAATACTATAATTTCTACCGCTGTATCTTTAGGCGTTTCATTTTTAATGAACGCAATTAATAAACAAGCTTCTCCACCTCAACAAGGTGCAATATCTGTAGGAGGAGCCACTGCAATGGTTGAGGCTAAAGGTAGATCTTATATTTTTTCTAATAATGTAAATGCTACACAGCAAGGTTCTCCAATACCAATTGGATATGGAAAAATGAAGGTTTCATCTCAAATTTTATCAGCTTCTGTGAAAAATTATTCCACTAATATAACTGCATATAATGAATTTAGAAATTCGCAAAATTCATCTGTATTTTTAGATTTTTTGACTGACTAATATGAATAATTTATTTTTAAAGAAAAAATTGACAATTTGCGGCGCTGGAGGTGGAAGTAAAGGTGGTCAATCTGCTCCACCACCCGATGTAAGTCAATATCCAGCTGTTCTTGCGCCCCCTCAATTTAGTAATTTAAATACAATAAATTCTTTTTCCTATGCTGAAATTATTGATTTGATATCAGATGGGCCAATTGAAGGTCTAATAAATAAAAATGGCAAAAAAGTATATGATGAAAATATTTTTGAAGGTATTTTTTTAAATGATACGCCAATTAAGGAAACTTCTTCCGAAAAAAGACAATCCATTTCCATTTCTTTTCTAAAGGAAGCGTTAAAAAAACATTGGAAATATACAAATAATGTTCAAGACATTAAATTAACGCCATCTTCTCCAAGAAGTTCAATAGTAAAGGCGTCCGAAATTGATGATATTAATTTTAATAGTTCAATATCTATAACATCATATCATCCAGATGATTCCATATTTCAATTCGTTAAATCTTTAAATGGTTCATTTGATTCGATTCCTCTTATTTCAAAAGCTTTTGATTTATCTCCAATCATTAATGAAAGACCATTTTTAACAAAAATTAATATTTCAAAGTTTAATATAAATCTTTCTAAAGACAAATTTGATATTAATGAGGGTGGTCCAGATTCTCCGTCGCCACTTAAAATAGGAATGACGGATTTATCTAATTATATTTATTTTTCTATTGGCGGTGAAACATTAAATTCTTTTAATTATTTTGAATTACCAAGAAGCTTTATAGGTAATAACTCATCTACAACAGCTGGTAAAAAAACATTTAAGAAAAATTTAATTTCTTTTAATGAATTTTATAAATACGAAGTTTATGATTTAGATATTTATATCTGGTCTATATACAATGATGAAACGGGAATAAAAAATATTGATGATGTTTTGGATAGATATTTTAATAATATTTATGTTTTTCAAAATGACTCCTCGCTTTTTAATTATAATTTAGTTCAATCTGAATTTAAAAATGGATCTGAGATACAAGCTCCTTTAAAATATTTTTCGAATGTAGAAATAGATACAGAATATGGAAAAGAATTAATTGGTCCTTATAAAATATGTAATTGTTTCAATCCAACTTCTTCATTAGCTAACGGAGGAATACAAAGAATTAAAAGTTTTGGAATTACGAATTCTTATACACCTCCAGTAGTAACAACATTAATTGAAGATGAAACTAGCGATGATATTAGATTCGTTCAATCTTGGCCGATTGAATATGACTGCAAAGGTGCTCCATATTTAATATGTAATGCAAAATTAAATTATACTCAATTTGATAAAACTTCTTCATCCAGAGTTTCACAAGAGGCTGCATCTATTACGCACTATATTGAAAATGAAAATGTTGAGGAGATTTTTGTAAGTTTAAATGTCCAACAGTTATATGACACAAATCATGTTGATTTGGTTTCAAATAATTCAAAAACCTTAGGTTTGCAGAGTAAACTAAATCAAACAACATTGGCTCCTCAAGGCGTAAATAGCTATGGTGATGTTATTGGATTTAATAATATATTGGGTTACATAGAGGGAAATATTTATTTTCTAGTATATGGATCGGATTACAACAATGGATACATTTTAGATGGAGTTCGAACTGTTGAAATTTTAAATGAAGATTTACTCATATGTAATTTAAAAAGAGTTACTGATAAAAATAATCCTCAAACATTATATTATAATACTATTTCATCAGATGGCTTAGGTTCAAATGTATCACAAATTGAATCTTTAATTGGAGTTAATTCGAGAAATGCTGCGATTTGGAATGCTGATATAAATAATAATTTAATAAATTATCAAATACCAAATGACTCATACATTGTGAATGAATCTTTTAACATAAAAGGTTATTCCACTTCTTCATTAGAAAAAAAATTAAAATTATTAAATGAAGATCAGAGTCCTTTATATTGCTTTGGATTAGCGGCTAATGAAAAAATAACTTCTACTTTAATTGTTCAATATACCATTCCAGCCACATCTTCTGCCGTATCAACATATTTAACAAATTCAACAAAAGCTGATAATTATAATTTTTATATTGCAACGGTAAAATTCAGAACAGCTTCCGCAAAAGAATTGGCTGAAAAAGCTACAGTAGCTCACATTATTAATCATTATATTGATTGGAATTCTATTATAGATAAAAGTCAATCATCTTCTTGGAAAGCTTCGTCATTAATTTCTGAAGTTAATTATCCTAATATTTTTAAATATATTATTAATCCGTATTTAAACTTAAATAAATTAAAATATGGAAATACAACATCATCATATGATGAAAATATAATTGGTAATTTGTATTTGATTGGTATTAATGGATCTTATTTAA